TTATTGCCCAAAGAATCTAGAAATAATATTTCTCTTTTTCTCTGGTAAGTCATTAAAAACTCCCCTTTGTTTAATAAGTTCTTGCTCTTTTCGATCTATAAAATCATCTACCACTCCAGAGATATATTCTGTAAATTCTTCAGCACTATGTCCCGTGATTTTACCGTCTTGTACTAACTCCTCTAGAAGCAAATCATTCCACAAAACCATGTCAGTAGAAAGATTGTAATGTTCCAACTCTTCAACAATGGCCTGTTCATAGTATTGTTGTTGTCCTTTGTTGATATAGTAATATTTATCTTTAAACTTCTTATCAACATTCTTGAATTGATATTCCTCTAAGAGTTTACTTCTCAAAAATCCATCAGTAGTTACTTCGTGAGATTCGATAGTATAAAAGCTTTTTAGCTTTTCTAAAAACTCAAAGATATTAGAACGATAAAGACTATTTTCTTCATGTAGTATTGATAGCATCTCAGTAATTAAAGGTGAAATTTTGTTCTGAGAAAACTCCTTCCAGTCTTTAAAATATACTAATGACTTTTCCCTGATGGCTCTTTCTCGCTGTTTAAATTCATTTTCTAATTGATTTTCTTTTTGACGTGTTGTCAGAAATATATCACTTAAAATCAAAGTGTAGTCTTGTTTATACTCTTCAATTTCGTTCAGTATTTCTTTTTTAACTTCCTCTTGCTTACTAAAGAATTTTGCAGCTTCTGGTTCATTCATTTTATAAAAAAGATTCTTCATGAGTTCATGAAATGGATTGACATAAACTAGATTATAGTCTTGATACAAAAGGAAGAGATTAATAACTTCAGTTCTATTCATCGATTAACCTCCAATACCTGGCGCTTGATTTTTTGAGAAATCAAACTCCCAGATAGCAGCAGACTTTTCATCATGGGCCTTGCCATAAGCAAATTGTTTAGCTATATAGAGGTCCATATCTTCAAGCGCTAGTGTATCTTGATAGCGTTGTAAGTTAATTCCTCCACCTAAAACCGCATCATAGCGCCCTTGAATGAAAGAAGTCGCCTTCCCTTTTTCTTGAGAGATTGAAGGAACGATTTGTAAATTTAGAGGTACCGCCTTGTTGTAAGTTGCGCTATCTGTAAAATTAATTAGTTTCTTCTCGATTTCCCAGATTTCTGAGGGATTCACGACAAGGACAATCTTATTAGTTGTATCGACAAAACTAACTCCATCAGCTTTTACAGAATGAAATTTAAAAATCTCTGATACCTGGTTTACAGTTTCTTTAGGATTTTCAAAAGTTAGTTTTAAAGCTTGTTTTTCTTTTTTAGGGTAAGTAATATTTGAATCTTGGGCTACTCCCGTCAATTTTCTTGTTAGCCCTAGAGGTTTATTATCACCATCGCCGTTTAAAAACGCGTCTTCCAATGCTACTGCAAAAGCTTCTGTTAATTGAGTTCTTACAAAATTTTCGATCCAAATCGGTCCAAGTTCTTTAAAATCTTTCGGGATCACGATGAAAGCCGTTAACTTATGCTGGATATCTTGTTTACTTCCAAAACTAGCTTTTAATTGCCCTTTGATTTCTCCAAAAACCTTCCCCCAAACTGCTCCGCCACTACGCTCTGAGGTTAAAAAGTTTAGTCGGATTCCTAGATTCTTCAGCCCGATTTTTTCAAGCAAGGGATGTTCTGATTTTATATCTTCAAAAATTCTGTCAATCGTCTCCTCTGGGAGAAGTTTTTCCACCCCTTTAGGGATATTCTTATCAAATTCATTGAAGAATACCATTTCATTGCCCTTTAAAGTATTAGGTTGTGATGTAAAGCCATCTCCTGAATATGATGCAGTTTTAGCTTCTTCAATCATATGCTCTTGTAGTGCGTCTAACATATTACTATAAAGTTTTGTTTGCTGCTCTTGTGGAGCATTAGTTTTCACTGCATTCATAAACGCTTCTCTAGCTTGCATGTATTCCTTTTTTGTTTGTCCTTCAAGTCTCATAACCATATTTTTTATTTCCTCTCATTCTAAGCAAAAAGGTAGAACAAAAAACGCATTTTACGTCTTATGTCCTACCTCTTGTTTTCAAGTCAGTGTCTAAAATTTTTGTTGTGTTTTGGTTTCTACCATGGTCACAACACCATCTACAATTTTCAATCGAATGTCACCATATTCTGGTAACTTTATACTTTTAATTATACCACGGTTTAGGAAATAAATCCAACCTTTATGTAATTGTTCCATTTTCCCCCACTTTCCAAAAGTGTAGCCATTTTTGAATATCTAGCGGCTACGCATTCCGCCTTACAGCCCCAAGGGTTTTCGCCTTGTGTAGCCGTGTAGCCGTTTCATCTCAAAAAAAATATATAAATAACGTATTAGGTATTTAATTATATATACTTTTATAAAATATATATTTTGGCTACATTTATATTAAAAATTCAGTAATATCAAGGGTTTAGGGGTGTAGCCGTTTTTTTTGTCTTGTCTACACCTCTTTGAAACCCTTACAGTATCAAGGGTTTTCAGCGTAGCCGTTTTTTTATCTTTTGGCTACACTGTCTACACTTTATTTTTTTATTTTAGCAAATCCGCGTTTGATACTTTTGCCAAATCGCAAGGACTCCCTTGCTTCCCAATCCTCTTTACTTTGCATGATTTTTTTAATCTTGTTTTTATCCTTTACGTTCGGTATCTTATCCGGATATACCTCTGTGAAAAATAAATTAATAGCCATCTTGTCACGTTCCACTAGTTCCCCATACTTTTCAATATCTAGGGTAATTTCTACACCGTTTGCGCCCATATGATAGCCATGATTTATCATGTCGTAAATGTAATAATATCTTGTTCTATCTGTCGGGGGGAACTGATACATTCTTTTTGGGTAAGGAGTGCCTAAATAGCGCTCCAAATCCTCAAGGGTTTCATCTACAAACTTGTAACGGCTTCTAACCTCATTTACTAGCTTTTCTTGCTCGTCTGTCAGGTTCAAGACTTGGTTAGCTCTCCAAGCCATCACCATAGCACCCCAAAAGGCTCTACGGTCTTTCTCTGTCCACTTCCTGCCCTTATAGGCGGTGTCCTTGTGGACTTCCGCAACTAAAAAGCGCCTTTCTCCTGTCAGGTCGTTCAAATAATCATGGTCATTGGTCGCCCTCACGATAATAAAACTCTTAGGCAGTCGCCTATCACTGGAGGCGTAAGGCGGTCTAAACTCTAGCTTGGTTTCTGTGATGAATTTCTTCAATTCTGAAAAACTAGCCTTTTTGCTGGCCACCATCTCATCATCAAATACACACCAGTTTCTGACCATTCTAGCCTTGTCATCTTTGTCTGTGAAGGTCTCAACGGTTGTAAAATACTTGTGAGTGAAAAGCCCCTCAAAAAATTGGGTTTTTCCTACTCCCTGCCGTCCAGTCAAGTCCAGCACAAAGTCAAACTTGATGGTAGGGTCAAACACCTTGGCAACCGCTCCACGGAAAAACAAATCCATGATAATACGGTTATATTCATCATCCTTGATATTGAGATAATGCCTTAAAATATCAAAGGGATCGCGCTGATTCACTAACTCTTTATACTCACTTTCGCAAGATTCCAGATAGTCTTTTAAGGGATTGTAGCTGTGTTCTCCAGCTACCACTTCCAAAATATCCGCTATGTCAGGCTTTTTATAATCCATCTTGTACTTGGTAGCAATATAAGCCCTAATCTCTCTGATAATCAGGTCATCGATCGCACCGCTCAGGGTTCTACCGTTTAGCTTCATTGGTCTAGTCACGTCGATTTCATAAGTGAAGACGTTGTACTGTATCCCCCCTTTTAGCTTGCTATCTCCGTTCAAAATCTTCTTGAGATTGTCCAAGTTGACTGCAAAGCCGTCGCCTCTTGCTCTTTTTGCCAAGTTCAGGCTATTGTGTTTCTCATCGGTCTCCCTTGCTTGAGTCAAGTCCACCACTTCAGGCGGTGCTTGTTGCTGATCTTCTTCAATGATTTTATTTACAATGTCATTGCTATTCAAAAGCCACCTCCTTATAAAATATCCTTGCTACTTCTAGGAAATAGCTTGCTAGGTCTTTGCGTTTAACGATTGCAGAAAACAAGTCCACCAGTTGACTAAAGCTGTAGCCATTGACAAATAACAAGCGGACAAAAAGCGAAGTCTCATATCTGGTATAAATCCCGTTACAAATCAGGTCAAAAATCCAACCCTTTAACTCCACTCCAAGCCCCTGCCGTTGCTCTGTCAATTTGTTTACCTCTAATTCTTTCAGGATCGTCAGCAAGTCAGGACTAGCCAAACCTATCTCTAAATCTCTGGCCAATTCCCAGCCCTCTACTTCCTCGCTTTCGTCTTTAACTACCACATACAAGCCTTTGTAGTGAAAAGCCGTCAACCCCTCGCCTATTGGCTCAAAATAGATAAATTTATAGTGATTGCCATTCTTCCAAACTTGGGTTGGGCTAGACTTGAGAAAGCCAAACAAAGGTAATTTATCAGCGGATAGAATTAACTCCAGCACTCTCATTCATCCACCCCCAGAAACTTCCAGATGTCGGTCACTAAATAGTAAATCATTCTTGAACCATCGTCTGGCGGTTGATAGCGTCTTAAACCCTGACTTTCCCACTTATTTAGCGTGTTGTCACTAATTTTCAATTCCTCTTTGAGTTCAATTCTATTTATCAACTTAGTCAGTCTCTGCGGTGCTTTCTCATGCGCTTCCAGGTATCTTTCCACTACCTCCAGAATGCCATGCGTCAAATCATGCTCACTTTCTCGGCTTAGGCTAAACATATCCGCCCACCTCCTTAACTTTTATTTACAAAGGTTATTTGTCCGCTCGCTACCCCTTGCAAAATAGCTTTTTGAGTCTCTATGATTGTATCAAGGGTTTTCAAGATAGCTGTCTTAGTCTCTAAATCCAACGCTTGTTTTGTCAACAAGCCCCTAGTTACAGCTAACTTTGTTGCATTGTCCATACACGTAGCTAGAAAAATATCTTTTGTAAAATAAGGTTCATCTGGTATTTTTTCACTATCAAGGTATATCTTCACTATGTAACTCATTTCATCCCTCCGTAAACTCTTACCCCTGCAAGCTGGATATATCGCCCATAATCAGGATTTAAATCCTCGCTAGGTGTTTCTATCCTCTGTTGGTTTTCTCGCTCTATTTGGGCGCTTTTTTTGCGGTCTCGGTGGTTTAAATAAAGCAGTAAGCCAATCAATACCACGATTAAGACAGCAGCCTGTGTGTTGCTTATATCTAGTTCATTCATGTTTTTCCTCCAATTCTTTGCGGTACATTCTGATAGTATTAACTAGATTTTCCTTTGCATTGATAAGACAATCATAAGCAAGGTTAAAAATGGCGCTTTGCGTGTTATATTCCAAGGCTAAAATTAAGGCCTTCTCTTGGTTGCTCATGTTTTTACTAAAAAAATGAGAAGTAGCCGATGAATTATAACGATATAAAGCAACCCCTTGAATTATCAATATCTTCAAGGGGTTTTGTTGTGTTATGAAATCAAAAAGGGGCAACCAAGGGGCAGAATTAAAAAATAGTATCTAATTTATTGACCAGTTTATCCTCCATATCTTCAGTAGTATGAGAATAGATTTCCAAAGTCATTTTTGCATTTGAGTGCCCAACTCGATCCATTATTGATTTTATTGGGAGGCCAGACTCTGCTAAAAACGAAATATGAGAATGCCTAAAAATATGGCTAGATAAGTTTTTTTCTATTTTGGCCTGTTTTCCATATTTTTTTAATATCTGTATGAAGCAAGCTATTGTTGTAGGTTGATTCCATTTTTCAAAACAGAAAATATAATCATCGCTTGACAATGGCTGGAAACGTTCGCTAAGTCGTACTATTTGTCTTTGAATAGCTTCTATGACACTCTCTGATACTTTGATTGTCCGTATTGAATTTGTAGTCTTTGGTAGCGTCTTGATTTTGTTTACTGAATCAAAATTACCTGTGATCTCAATTTTGTTGTTTTCGAAGTCTATATTCTTCAGTTGTAAGGCAGTTAACTCACCATATCTCATACCAGTTAATGCCAGCACAAGAACCATATCAGCGTACTTTTGGTGATATTCTCGACGATTAAGGACATCGATAAGCGCTTTTATTTCTTGCATGGTGAGAAAGTTGTTACGCTTTTTTTCCAGTTCTTCTAAAGTCTTTGGTTTTTGAGGAATCGTAGTATAATCGACCTCGTTGTTTTCAATGTAAGAGTATTGAACAGCGTAATTAAAGATACCTCTGAGCCTATGCCGTACTTTTTTAGCTGTAATATATCCGTTGCTTTCAATAATTTTTTCAATAGCCTCTTGAAGAAAACGCCTGTCAAGATTAGCAAGTATGGTATCGGATGGTATGATTTCCTTCATCTTCTTATCAACTGATTTACAATTATGTTTTGTTGATTCCTTTACTGTTTGCGCCCATGATTTATAGAAAAGGTTATAGATTTCTTCAAATGTAATGCTTTCTACTTGTTTTGTGCTGAGTTTTTTATTTATCTTCTCTTGCAACAAGATAGCAGCTTGATTTCTTGCCTGGGGAGTTTTCTTCTCCATGGTCACTGAAACTTTTTTTAATTTCTCAGTATATGGATCTTTATATCGCTCAAAAAATTTGTATTTTCCGTTGGGAAGTTCTTCCATCCACATTGTATTTACCTCACTTTTTTGATAAAATGGGTATAGTAAAGAGGGCTTTTAATGCCTTTTACTATACTGGATATCCTCACACTCAGAGTCGCCAAACTTTGCGAGTGTGGGGATTTTTTTGAGTTGTTTCCAAAATGGAAACAGTTGGCAGCTCGTCAGATA